GCTGTGTGGGCCGAGTTACGGCGTGGTGGTACCGCTGATCACAGCGGCGAACGGAACCTGCTTGCGGCTGAACACCCGCTGCCAGTTGGCAGCAGCGGCGTACTGGGTCGCGGTCGGGCTGAGGTTCTGAGCCTCGGAGCCCTTCCAGCTGAAGCCGGCGGGCTGGAGGATGTAGGTCTTCCGCTCCCACAGCACTTCGGCGCCACCGCCGTTACCGCCACCAGGCTTACGCTCCAGCTCTACCGGCACCTTCGGCGTGCCCTCGCCGTAGCCGAAAGCGCCTTGGCCGAAGAATACGGACAGGTACTTGCCTGCGCCGTACACCAGGGCGTCGTCCATGAACACCGGCTTGCCGAGGTAGGTGGCCAGGATGATCTTGCCGTCGGAGTCACGCAGGTACTCGATGAGGTCCTGCTTGACCATCTGGTTCATCACCACCGAGTGCACGCCGATCGCGCCGAACTGGTCAGCGGCATCGCCGGCGGTGAACGCGGCATCCTGAAACGCATTCGCGCTGATGGTCGCGCCCGCGTCGATGACCATGTCGCCGCCGTTGTTCGCGATGTTCGAGGCGATGATGCCGCGAGCCGCACCCAGGGTGTAACGCTGCCACTGGCGGGTCCAGTAGGTGCCGAAGCGGTTGCGGATCTGCTGCTGAGGCTCGCTGTTCGCCAGTTCAGCGGTCAGGTCAGCCACTCCGTAACCTTTGTTGAGGTACAGGACACGGGCACGCATGCTGTCCTGGGTGACTTTACCGACTTCGCCTTGGTCATTCGGGTCATCGTTGCTGATGTTCGGCGCTTCATCAGCGTTGAGATCCTGCCAGTAGCTGATTTCGGCGGTGCCCTGGCTGCCGGAGGCGATTGCATCCAGCACAGGCGAGCGAGTCACGATGCCCGACTCGTAAACAGCGGTTTTTTCCGGGCTGTTTACCGGCTCCAGCGAGGCGTAGTAGTCACCGACAAAGATGTCGGTCAGTTGGGTAGTTGCCATGAATTAGGTTCCTTTGGTGGCCTGGATTTTCTTAAACAGATCGGGGTTGTCACGGGCGATCGCAGCGCGCTCGGTTTCCGTGTACTCGCCCCACTTCCTCGTGGCCTTGCCACCGTTGTCGCCGGTCTGCCCGGCACCCTGAGCCCTTGGCCAGAGATGTGTTGCCGTTTCACGCAGCGATTCCGCCCATTCGAGCGGGGACAGAGGCGTCTTGCCGTCCTTGCCGTAGATGACCTCGCCATCACGGTCGGTGGCAATCGCCTCGCCGTCTTCGCTGAGCTTGAAAGTGCCCCGGGCGCGCAGGATGATGTCCTCCGCAGCCTCAGGGAGCGCGCCGGCCTTGATGGCGGCAGCGCGGATCGAATCGGCCAGCACCTTGTCGCTGTACTTGGCTGCGAACTGCTCAGCCTTGTCGGCACGGGCCTTCTCGGCGGCCATCTTGGTGTCGTAGTCGGTGCGCAGGCGCTCGGTACGGCGGGTGATGACCTCGTCGAGCTTGCCTTCCGCCAGCAGACGGGTCTCCTCGTCCTGGCCCACCTTGGTGAGCAGGGCCTTCACCGCATTGATGTCCAGCCCTTCGAACTGGGTTTTGAAGCCTTCCAGCTCAGTTTTGGTCGTTTTGAGCGAGCCAAGCAGCTCGGTGTTTTTGTTCTTCAGGCCCAGAGTGGCCGCTTCCACCGCTTCGGCGATCGCGGATTTGACCGCCGGGTCTTCAAGATCAATCTGGTTTTCGTCTGCCACTTGGTGCACCCCTTGGGTTTGGTCGGCCCGCTTTGCAGGCATAAAAAAACCGCCCATTGGGCGGTTTGGTGTGAATTCTGTGTTTTATGGGACTATCGAAAGGCCGCGCATCACCAGGTAATCAGCAAACTGCGCCCTGCTCGGCGCATACGGCGGAGGTCGAAGCATGGCGCCGGGATTGCCGCGCAGCAATGTCACGCGCTCTCCGTCTTTCTCGGTGCCGAATGCGGGCTCGGGAATGCCGAAACCGTTGTCTGCTGCGTACAGTTCTACTGCAAGCCTCAATTGACCCCACTCAATTTCAAACGGGACAAATGTTTCAGACAGGATTTCCAGTCCAACCCTGCACTGACGCCTGGGCCAAGCCATCGGCTGCGACTCCCGTGTCTTGACGCCCTTCCATTCCATGGCGTTCATATCGGCGGCAGCCCGCAATAGCAACGCCTTCTGCTCGTTTTCGCCAGCAGGAAGCGGAAAGCCATAATAATCGCGGTAAAAGACCAGCTTTTCCAAGGGCACGAAGCTATTGGCGCCTGGCCTTCCTGTTCCATCCTCGACAATGATTAGCATAAGGTGCTCAGCCTGGTTGAGCGCCGAGTGTAACGCCTGCACGGATGAACATGTCAGGCTCCAGCTCTTTGAGTTGGGCCAGTGTCAGCGGCTTGAACGACTTATCGAGCTGCAGCTTGGCAAACTTCTCCGGCGTCAGACCGCCATTGCGAAAGAGCCTCCCTCTAACCGGACCCAATGCATGATCCTGAAAGCCCGCTGGCTGGGTTGCCAACCATTCGTAATAATTCAGGCTGGCGTCTACTTGGGCCCCGCCGTTATCACCCACTGAGGCGCGCGTGGCGTCCTTGGCGAACATCTCCGAAAGCCTGGTGGTTGGCACCGTGGTTGACCTGCAGTTGATGTGCGCCGGCGGCAGCGGACCTTTGCCCAGGTCGAAACGCATCCCGTCGAGGCCCTTGCACTGCTGCGAAGTCTTGCGGTCCAGCGTCGATACCCAGCGGTAGCCCAGCACCACGTCGCTATTGGCTTTCAGCGTTTCCATCCGTGCCGTCGTGGCCACATGCTGGATTGCTGTCTGCACTACAGAGGCCGCGTTGCGATTGCTAACTGCCAGGATGCCGTCGGTGAAGTTTTGCGCGGCGGTGCCACGTATTGCCTGAATGATCTGGGCGTTCGTCTGGCCCTGGCCGAAGCCAAGCCGGATGGCGTTGGTGACACGCATCGTCTCAGTGCGCGTCCAGCCGCTGACGAAGCTCTTCAGCAGTTTACCGCCGTCGATACCCTTCACCTGCAGCGGGTACGAGAACACCGCAGCGCGAATCACCGTGTTGCTCGGCACCACCGCGTCAATGGAGAGCGCATTGCTCAGGCTGTTTGCCTCGAAGGCCGACTCATACAGGGCGATGTCCACCAGGTCAGCTTGCACCAGGTCGCCATAGGCCTTGTAGATCTCCAGCAGCTTGCCGTCCACCCGGGCCAGGAACTGCTCAAGCCGGTCTCGGCTGTAGGTGGTCAGCTCTTTGCGGGTCAACTGTTCCCGCACCAACTTGTCAATCTGGCGCAGGTATTTCTCGAATTTCCTGACCTCGCCAGCCTTAAGGCGCTCGATCATCACCGAGTGACGGGTCGTCTGCTCCAGCAGTTGGCTGTCCGCCTGTTCCAGGTTTGCCGTCGACATCTTCTTTGTCCAAGTTGATGCCGGCTGACTCGCGCTCATCGCTGATCAACTCGGCCTCTTCGTCATAGGGGCGTTCCGGCAACTTGCCGGTGGTCAGGTACTGCCAGTAGGTGTCGGCGCTGATCGTGCCAGCCATTACACCCTTGAGCAGTTCGGCAAGGACCTGGGCGTCAACCACTGGCGTTACGAACTCAGGGTTAACCGTGAACTTGACTTGCTTGGGGTCGTATCCTTTCCACTCGGCGGCGTATCGAAGTCCCTGCTCCAGCGCCTCGGCAACCGTGACGACAATGCTGTGCAAAGTCGCGTGCTGATCGTTTTGGCGCGTCTTGCGCGCCTCACCCGACTCCGTGCCGCTCATGTCCATGACCTTGGCGCCGGCTTCAAGCGCGGCGTTCTTCTGGTCGTCCATGGCCTTTCGCACGGCTTCAATCCCGGCGCCCTGGAACTCCAGATAGCCACACTGCCCGCTCGGCCCGAGATCCCACGCGGCCGACGGCCCGGTCACGCTCAACTCCACCGATTCATCCAGTCCAGAAACCCACGGTTGCGGGTGACTGGTCTGATGGAGAGCGGTGAAGTAATCGGCACTGAGCTGGTAGGACTTCAGTGCGGCACGCGCCATGGTCAGCAGCGGCACCTCGTCGACTTCCGGCGAGTTGTCCGTGGATCCGCAGTAGATCACCGGCAGGTACCCAAGGCCTTTGATCAGCCGGTTGTCGGTGCCCGTGGTCCCCAGGGGCTTTTCGTCCTCGACCAGCTCACCGCCTTCGTTTCGAACGGCGGTGCGGCAGGTGCCGTTCTCCATGAAGAACTCGCGGAATACCGTATCGCAATCATGGCTGTAGCGATCACCACCCTTTTTGCGGAATTCGCGGAACACCGAGAGGACCAGGTCCTGCCGGCCGCCTTGGTCAGCAGTGTCCCAGTTGATGGCGTTGCGCGTGGCATAGGTCGAGAAGTAAGGCTCGCCGCGATCATCGACGTTCACCACAAGCGGTACCCGGCCGTGGGAGATAGCCTGGCGCACCATCCGGAAAAACAGCTGCTTGAGCCCGAAGCCGTCCGCCGTGGCATTGTCCTCCAGCCCTTTCAGGCCGCCGGGCAGTTCGATTTCAGGTATCAGCCGGGAGACCAGACCCATCATCGAACGCAGCGAGTCGCGCACCCAGTGCTCGTACTGAGCGCGGTCGGTGTAGTTCTGGTACAGGTACTTGTTACCCGCCCCGTCGAGCTTTTCAGCCTCCACCATGCCGCTCGGCTTGGGCAGATTGCGCTCCTTGCGCTTCACGGCACACTCGCCTTCGAGCGCGTCGTCCATCATTTCCCACTCGGCGATGTGCGCGTCGTAGTCTGGGTTCGTCGATTGCACTGGCATCAGGCCAAGCCTCCAATTCGGCGTGTTCCGCCTGTGCGTTTGCGCCTGCCCATCGAGACGGCGAAATAGCGGAAAGCGTCCGCGCCGTGCG